TCTGTTCGTCTTCACTTCCAACTCCATTCGCTTTAACTATAATGTTAAAACTATTATCCGTTAGCTTGGTAGCCGTAATCATAATTAACTTCTTGGTGATCCAACAGCTGATGCATGACCATCTGCCATTGTAATTTTATCGTCTGCTGCTTTTTCAATAATTACTGTATCTCCTGCTGCATGTAAATATACTTGACCTAATACCGTACTATCTAAACTTCTTATTTCAATAGTTTGAGTACCAGCAGTTGCTGTACATCTAACAAAATGAGCACGACCAATATCATTAAGTGATGGATTGTTTACCACATTACCTTTTGCTATTACTGTTGACATTATTTGTCTTCTCCTAATTTTTCAATTACTTCTTTATCAAAGTAATCTTCTATTTGTTTAACTTCTAAATTATGTATAGCAGCAACTTCTTTAATTGCGCTTTCAAATCTTTCTACAATGTTACCTTTCGCTTCTTTATAAAACGAAAATACATCTTTTACAGCGTCTTTCATATTAGGCGAAAGACTATTGTAAGCTTGTGAATCTATTAATAGATTCTCTTTAACTATTCTGCTCACCTGCATTGACATCTACTCCTACCATGGTATCTGCTGTACCATCTTGTGTTAAGTCCATTTCTGCGGAACCATCTTTGACATCATTACTAGTTTGCACTTGTCCATCATGTGTAAATGTCCCTACATCAGCTATTTCTGGTTTAGGGTCACTATGTGCTTCTACTTCAGGTATAGGTGTATTTGATTGATTAAACAAATTACCAGCCATATCTTTTCTGTGATTATCTAACGTTTGACCAACCTTAACTCTTAATGCATCTTTAAACGCATCACCAGCACCAGCGTTATCGCCTGCCGCAAGTTTGTCAACGAAACTTTTTACTTCTTCACTCATTATTTTTTCTCCTCATTTTGTATTTGAGCCATAGGGTTTTGAATAATACCATCATCAATTTCTTTTTTGATTTGTTTATCCATATCTTCCATTTCTCTATCGTTTTGTTTTAAAACATTTTTTCTTATGTATTGTACAGAATAAAACTTACCAACGTAATCTCTCATCTCATTTGCCAACGCTAGTCTTTCTCTTTGAAGTTCAGCGTTTTTAAGTTCAGCAAAGTGTCCATCTTGTATGAAATCATACATTATACAATCTTTGACTACGTGCCAGTCAGTTTCAGCTATGACACCTTTTAAAACTAATTGAGTTCTTAAAATGTCATTAAACAATTCTGTAAATTTCTTTCTTAATCTTTGAACAAATTTAGTAAACTTTAATTCATCTCTAGTAATTTCTGAGGCTCGCCCCATGTTAAATCCTTGAGAGCTTTCTAATCTACTAACGGGAACATTAAGAGAACGATATAGTTTCGCTCTAAAATATTCAACATCATTCATCTCACCTAGGTTTTGTCCACCTGGTAAAGTTGTTATGTCAGTGCCTCTTCCACCTTCTCTACTTGGTAACCAAAAGTCTTCAAGCATTGACATATAATTTCTGTCATCTCTAATTTCACCTGTGTTAGCGTCATATACTAATTTATTTCTGTATCTCGCCATAACGTCTCTTAAATATTGTTCGGCTTTTGCTTTAGGCAAGTTACCAACGTCTATTTTAAAGATACGTCTTTCAGGTGCTCTAGCTATTCTATAAATGACCACTGCGTCTTCAATCATACGCAATTGGTTTGTAGGTTTAATCGCTTTGTGTAAGTATGATAAGACCATATTTTTATTTTGATCTATTATACCTGACGGACAAAATGCGATTGTATCTGGTGCTATCTTAATACCTGCGGTACCAGTAGTTCCTGACACACCTCTTTCATTAAATAAAAAGTATTCTACATATTCATCTACAACAGCTAAACTGTTTAGAGCTGACGGACTAGGAACATCAGGTCTTTTCTTTCTGACTTCCCTAATCTTTTTAATTTTTCTTGGGTCAATATATTTTAATTCTACTATACCCTTTTTAGAATTTTCTCTATCAATAATCTTTTGGTAGAATATACGACCATCAACGTACCATCTTCTAAAGATGTCATGGCCTTTTGTATTGAAGTTCATTAATCTTAAAACTTCCTGGAATTCGTCTTCTATTTTTCTTTGTATTTCTCTTCCGTAAGGTAGATTATTAAAGATAACTCTTACTGCGTCTTTCAATTCATTCGCAACAATACCCTCATTGACAATATCTTCTATTGCCATATCGCATTCTGGGTGCATTGCTATTTCTCTATATCTACGGATAAGGTCTTGTTCTGTCTTCGCAGTACCTTCCATGTCCAAATAAGAACCAAAGTGTCCTCCTGCCGATACGGTTTGTGTTCCGTCATCAGCCTGTGAAGTTGTAAAACTTTGTTTTGGATCCGCTTTTTGTTTTAGCTTTGTAATACTAAAACCAAATAATTCAGCCATATTATATTTCCTTTGTTTATAATACTTATACTAGTTCTTAAAAGGGGGATTTTACTCCCCCTAGTAATTTAAGATTAAGTAGTAGTATTTGATTCAAAGTATTGATATGAAAAAGTCACATCAAAAGTTTCAATCGTATCAATTGTTTCGTAGTCTAATGGAATCCCACCAACTGAAGTAGGGAAAGCCCCTCTCAGTGTGTAAGATTTTATAGTATTACCGTTTCTGTCTAAATGATCTACAAACGCATCAACTTGATAGTCAACTGGGTTAGTTAAACCTTCGTTGTCAGTCATATTGTTAATGCCGTTCTGCCATCTTTCAAACGCATTCTTTAGTCTGAAATTTGTATCATTGTAAGCAGTTACAGTCCACGCATCTATTGTTCTATCCCCTGCAATCTTAATATCTCTACCTCTAAATTTAACATCTATGTTACCTATTGTCATAGCTGGTAATGAAGTAGCTTTACATAAGAAAGCAAAGTCTTCTATTTCTCCGCCAACACTTGCATATCCAGGGAAAGGCATTGTTACCTTAAACTGGTTGGCTCTTGCGCCACCGCCTGCAAGTTTAGCTTTGAAGTCATTAATGTTTGCCATTTTTTATTTCTCCTCTACTAACCTGCTACTTCGTCAAACGAAACGCCGGTTCTTGTTGCAACGAAAGATAATGTAATAAAGTTGATACTTCTAGCTGGTTTAATAAATATCTCAGCTATAAATTCATTTCTATCAATTACTTCGCCTGTGTTGTTAGTTTCATCACATACTACTAAAAAGTCTGTGATACCTCTTCTGCCTTGTACTTCTCTTAGGAAAGGCTCAACGATATTTCTAAAGTTCGCTCTTGTGAATTCATCATTGAACTCAAACAATTGGAATTTAGAAGCAGTTGAAATTGCCTTCTCTAATACAATAAACAATCTTCTTACGTTTATTCTATCAAAAGCACTTGGAGTTGTTAGACCTGTCTTATCGCCAAACAAGACCGTACCTTGACCTGGGAACGTAGCAACTGGGTTGATACGTGCTGGGTAAAGTTGATCTCTTTGAGCTTTAGTTGGGTTAAACGCTAATTTAACAGCGCCTCTAACAATACCTCTGTTGAATCCAGCTGGTGAAAACCAACTATCTGCAACAGTATCTGTTCTCGCAGAAAGACCTGCCATATCACCATTTAATGGAACAAATCTATATACGTCATTGTATCTGTCGTATGCATATTTGTAACCACTATCAAAAACAACATATGAAGATGATCTGATTGCATTAAAGAATCCGATTACATTTGTCATTTGTGTATTTGAGTTAGTGATATTAACTACATCTGATCTTTGTGGTGAAGCAAATACAACAGCGTCTTTTCTATTCTCTGCAATAGTGATTAGATTGTCAACGTGAGTTGTACTTCCAGAAGGACCCGCCATAATTAAACCAACATCAACTGTTTCAGCATCTGAAAATTTATCGTATGCTGTTAATAGTTGACCATCAGTTACTGTTGATCCTGCTGCGCCACCTGATAAAGATTCAAGTGTAGGAGTATTTACTGCTGTGAAAGTTGTTCCAGTAGCAGCGTTACCCCAATTAGTACCAGAAGTATTGTGGTCCATCCAATAAATATAAGCTGATTTATTGTAGATCACATCTGGGTAATAATTGTTATCGCCTTGTGGAGTTTTAGCGTCACTTGCTTTTGACATACTAGAAAAAGC